GTCTTTGACCCGTAATGATGCAATGTTCCAAACGGGTCTGCTTGTTGATTCACCACCGCCTGGACTTTCAATCGGTGCACCAGGTTCACCGCTACCAATCCGCAAGGCTTGACCTAAAGCAGCTGTACCCGGTGCTGGCTCTCCTGTTGTGGGTGCGCTGCCAACAAATTGTGTTGATGGTTCTGTTTGACCGACTTGAGAGGATGGTCGTTGTGGGGTAAATAAATCAGCCACACTTCTGCTTACAAATGGTCCACTAAGCGATTTTGCTAAACGCACATCTTCTGGTAATGCTCCTGTTTCTCTAAAACCTTCACCAATTGCAGAAGTTATTGCTCCAGTTGCGCCGCCAATAAGCGCTTGTTGTCCAGATCGTTCTAAATTTTGTCCTGATAATTGTGCTCGAGTAAAACCGCTGGCAGCACCTCCTGCTGCGCCTCCCGTTATGCTACCTGCAGCAGTTGGTCCTAAAGTTGGACCAACATCACTTGGAATTGCAACAGGTCCTCCGGTTAATTCGGTAACTCCACTAGTTATTTCTCCGCCAATAGCTGATCCAGCAGCGCCAGATGCAGCACCTATTGCACCGGCTTTTAACACACCTTCAAGATTTTTTCCTTGAACTGCAGCATTGACCGCACTTGTTGAACCACCAATAGCGGCAGCACCTACCGTAGCCGTACTCACTCCAGCTGCTGCAGCACTTGTACCAAGCGATGCGTAAATTGCTTCACCCACTAATGGGCCAGCATAAACAGTAGCGACAACGGCTACAACCGTAACAATAGCGGGAGCAGCACTACCCATTAAATGCTCCTTCTTGAACTAATTCTTCGGTTAATTTGCCGGCTGTTATCCCTTGGGCTAATAATTTCCAATTAATACCAGGCTCTTTTGGCACTTGATCTTCAGTTAACAATCCTTCTTTCACCGCCATCTGAATGGCAATAGAATACATGTTTGGATCTTTTAAAGCAGCCTCTGCGTATTTACCGGCTTGGATAACCCGTTGTGGATCAATACCAACTTGTTTAATAATTCTGCGCAAATCATTTTTGGCTTTCATGATTTCAGGCGATTGTTTTGGCTTGCCACCACTTTCCACCAATTCCATTACATCTGGGTTAATTGGCTGGGTTTGCGGATTTTCCATTTTTTCTTGGCGGGGGGAAACGGGATTTATTGCCATAATTTAGACTCCGAGGGCAGCAGCTATTTGTTGGTGAATATAAAGGTGCGAAGCGAGCCAATCATAGAAATCATTCTCGTTATTAAAGTCCACATCCAGCATATTAAAAGGATTATTAAGGTCTAACAAGCCTGCAAAAGCCTGATGTTCGACCTGATGAGCCAGCAACCAGTCGTCCAAATTGTCGGTATTTGCGTCTGTAATGGGGTAAATTGGCACAGAAATACCGGCATCCATAAAAGTTTCTTGAAACAGCTTATGTTGAGTACCGTTTTCAAACAAAAACTCTCCCAAAGAGTCTACATCTCCAAATTTGACGATTGAAAGGGTTTCAAAATTCATGATTAGTAGATTTTGAAGGCAATCGCTACTAAAGAAGCCACAATAAAGCCTGCAGAAGTAATTAAAATGGTTTCAATTCGCTTTAAACGCGCGCAAATGCTGTTGTAACGCAGTTCACACACCGCTTCATGGGTGTTCAAACGGGCTTCCGTACCGTTAATCATCAGTTCAAAGGTTTCGTTATTAGACGGCATAGTAAGGAATCTTTACATTTACAGAGTTGACATTGGCAATGATGTATCCAGCAGGAATTAGCATCATGGTGGCTGAACTAAAGGTCGCATTAGCGGCCGTGTTGCTGGTGTAACGGAAAGTAGTGACATTTTCCGTACCACTAATAATTGTGACATTGGCTAAAGTAAGATTACCAAGACTTGTAGCGGTATTTCCAAGACCAATTGTGGTGTTGCCTAAAGTAATGTTGGCATTTGTAATTGCCGTATTGGCGATAGCAATGGCTACATTGGTTGCCGTAGTGACACGACCTTTAGCATCTACCGTAACTTGTCCAACAGTTGTTGCATTGCCATAGATACTAGCAACAACCCCAGAAGTATTGAGCGTAGGGTTAGGGTAAGTGCCAGTAAGATCGCCACCAGCAGTACCGCCAGGAGAAGTACCGCTAATAACCACATTGGATGCAGAAGTCAATCTTCCCTGTGCATCAACTGTAAACACCCCGTTGATGGTGGCATTACCATAAGTTCCAGCCGTTACCGCAGTATTGGCAAGCGCAACAGTACCCGTAGTCGTAATCGGACTAGGGCTGACATTGATGCCAGTACCCGCAGCAATCGAAGTTACTGTACCGCTACCACCACCGCCAGAACTTCCTGATACGACCTTGAGAACCATGTTTTACACTCCATCGCCAGGGGTAATATAAATTGTTGCGTTAGCCGTACTTGTACCCGTAAAGTAAGCGTTTGGCACAAAAGTCAAAATTTCGTCTGTACCAGCTAATAACGGAAAAGCAGCACCAGAACTAGTCACATTAGCTGAAGCAGTTGTGGCATTAGCAGCATCTACTCCATAACCTAAAAAAACAACGGTAGTACCCGCATTGATAATGCGATATTGATTTCCACCAATTGTGGTATTGGTTACTTGAACAGGAGTAGGCGCTGTTGTGTAAGCAGTAAAGGTTACTGTGTTACCAGTCTTAGTAAAAGCATTAATTCCCATTCGTCACCTCTAACCAATAAGTAGTTGTTTCATCCCATACATAGGGTTTTCCATCATTAGGGTATGAAATTGGAGCATCCCATAAACAGGTTTCTTCATTTAATAACCAGCTTTGGAATGGTTTAGGTGGAATAAAAGCATCCCTTTGTTCATCATAAGCGTAGCCAATACCAGCATAGTTTTTACGCAATGGTCTGCCTTCAGGATGTTGCCCACCACGAGTATTGTATGAAGTTTGTACCCATCCCGTACCAAACAAACCACTATCAATAGCATCTTGTTCAGCAACAATTACTTGGGTTACGATTCCATTTTCTACTTTTGCAAAATGTGACAAAACAGTTCTCCTTTAAATTGGTGTTAACGATCCGCTGCTTGTAAATGTATGGATAGTGTTGCCACCCGATGAAGTTACTGATCCACCATTAAATTTCTGTGATCCAGCGTATGAAAGAATAACTATACCGCTGCCACCGTTTCCACCATTACTAACTGAACTACCACCAGTAGGACTATCACCACCGCCACCGCCTGAACCAGTATTTCCTGTTGCAGAATCCCCATTAGCACTTGCGCCACCGCCATTACCACCACCATTAGTGCCACTTCCTGGTGAACCTGGATAACCACCAGAATAACCTGAGCCACCGCCACCGCCAGCATAATAAGCACCACTAATTGAATAGTAAGTTCCTGAACCACCATTACCAGCCGTTGATGATCCACCAGTACCGCCAGCACCGCCTGAACCACCACCGCCACCAGCACCATAATAATCACCGCCTGTGTAGTTTGAACCACCAGTATTTCCTTGACCTGAAGTTCCTGAACCACCTGAGCGACTAGTTCCACTAGCACCGCCAGCACCACCGCCTGAACCTCCACCAATACCAGCAGATACATTTCCACTGCCTAAGTCTCCATGACCTGCACCACCGCCACCTACGGCTGTTGTTAAACCAGTTACCGATGAACTTGATCCATTACTTCCGTCTGATTGACTTATGCCACCACTACCGCCACCACCGACTGTTACAGTCAAGGTAGTTGATGCACTAATAGAAGTTGTCCCGCTTAATAAACCACCAGCGCCACCACCGCCACCACCAGCCGAACCACCGCCACCACCACCAGCAACTTCAAGGTAGTTAAGAGTTATATTTGTTGTTATAGAATTACTTGCTGCACTTGCAGCACTTGTTCCAACAGCGTTAGTAGCAGTCACAGTAAATGTGTAAGCAGTTCCACTAGCTAATCCGCTTATAGTAATTGTTCCTGAACCTGCTTGACTTATTGTGCCTGTTATACCGCTTGGACTTGATGTTGCTGTATAAGATGTAATTGGAGAACCACCATCGCTTACTGGTGCTGTATAAGTTACAGTCGCTGTAGTTGATCCTGTAGCAGTCGCAGTTCCTATTGTTGGTGCGCCTGGTACTGTGGCGGCAATTCTACCTGTCCACCCAAAAGCTCCTAGGGCTGCTGCACCAATTTTAGATAAGCGTGGCATCTATAAGACCTTAAGCAAATTTGGTTTGAGCTGCAAGGACTGTAAAAGCTGCACTACCCGTCTTAATAATGACATAGGTATAGCTATCAATTGAGCTTGCATTACCGCTAGTAGGAGCTGTTCCACCTTGCCATTTAGGAGTAACAGTATTTCCATCCACTTGAACAACTGAGTTATAGTACGCAGTACTTCCTTGCGTAGCTAAAACAGTACAGGCAACAGATGTATTGTTAGACATTACATTGTTTAATGATGTTGTTGAAGTACCTCTAAAATTAACCGTAAAGTTACCAGTAGCATTAGAAGTTAAATAGAGAATTGAAGTATTAAGCAACTCCATGTTAATTGTTCCAGTAGCAGCAGTAGCTGTAACATTGGATGGCTCTTGAATAGTCGTAATGGTAACATTAGTTAGGGCTAAATTACCAACAGAGGTCGTAGCAGAACCAATTGTTACAGCCGTATTTCCAAGTGTCATATTGGAAGTACCGCTAGACAAAGTTACATTGGTTAGCGTTAGGTTACCAACAGAAGTAGCTGTATTTCCTAAGCCAACGGTAGTATTACCAATAGTAACATTACCAGAAATACCAACAGCAGAATTAATTGTTCCGCTAGTAATGGTTACATTGGTTAAGGTTAAGTTACCGACTGTAGTTGTGGTATTACCTAGACCAATGGATGCGTTACCAAGGGTTGCTACGGTATTAAAGTTGGCATCAAGTTGTGTTAGCGGTATCGCTGTAGTCGCTGCGCCAAAGATATTTGGTACTGGCATTTTAGAACCTCACTCTCAATTCATGTTCAAATTCGAAGCCGTTATAGTTAAATGATGGACTGTTTGATGTTACTGTAATTCCGAGGTATTTTCCATACTGGGAGGCATCGGTTTTGTATAGGTTATAACCGCTACCAATCCAGCCAATTGTGACATTAGAAGCATTTTTCCAAGGTATGGTTTGCAAATTTATATTTTGCCAAGACACTAAACTTTGCAAGGTGTAGGGTGAACTTGATCCCACTTCGCTGTCAATTGTTGCGGACAAGATAATAGCGCTATTGGCACTTGTTGCTTCAATCCCCATTTTAAGAGCTTGCTTGGTACGGATGGGGTCACCCATGGGCATCAAAGCCGTTTGCACTCGGCTAGTAATGGCAGACGAAGAATCGTTATACAGTTTGTAGAGTTGATTTGTGGCCGTGCCATACAGACTAATTTTTCCGCCAACCGGTACAGAAGTGATGTAAGCCAGGCTATCGTTTTGGCTTGTAATAAACCATTTTTTCTCAAAAAAGATGGCTTGGACATACCGATACGAGTCGGTAAAGGTGTCATCAAAATACCGGAAATTAAATGCAGCGCACAAAATGTTATTAATCAGAACTTGACCGCCATAAATCGGGCTATCAAAGTCAATATTAGGGAAAATACCATCTAAGCTGTCTGATAGTTTAGAAGTAGTCGATCCAACCAAGGCATATACCCCGTAATCGTTCATAAATAAGACGGAACGGAAATACGGAAAAATGGCATTTGGGCGCTTAGACCCTACCGAAGCGCTCACATTAGTATTGGTAAACAAGGTTAAACCACTAGTAGTAACCCTAACATCAGAAAATACATTGATGGAATCATCGCCAAAAATGTATAAAAAGTTATTGGCGGAGAGCAAATATTGGATATTTCCGTGCAAAGTGGAATCTGTCAGGGTAACTGACCCTGCAGAAACGCTCGTAAAGTCGCTAAATGAGCCTGCAGCGCTGTAATAAACGGTTCTGCCTTGAGAGATCCATACTCGACCCGAAAAACTCGCTATACCGCAGTTTTGCTCGGTAGACACAAATCCTTTTAAAACGGCATTATTGCTTGCCCCACCCCCTGAGATAGTAACGGTTAAGTTGGCAGTATTGGTGTATCCACTCCCTACATTGGTCATAATGACCTGGGTGACCACATTACCCCGCACAATGGCTTGAGCAGCTGCGTTTGATCCCCCACCGCCTGAAAATGTAATGGTGGTATTAGCTGCGTTAGTGTACCCTGCACCCCCATCCACAACCGCTACAGATACCGTTCCTGTGGCAAATGTGACCAAACTGGCTACGGCTGACGCACCAGACCCGCCACCCCCTAAAAAAGTAACCGTAGTATTGGCAGCATTGGTATAGCCTGTACCGGCATTGGATACCGTAACGGTAGATACGGTGTTTGCTCCCGTGGTTAAAGTCGATACCGCATTGGCATTTGCCCCACCAACTTGGGTTGCAGCCGAAATAACAACGGTTGGAGCAGAGGTATAACCCGCTCCTTGGTTAACAATTCCAATTGAACCGACTGAACCAATGCTAACCACATTATTGCTATCCCATGAGTAATAACCCTTAGTTGGGTCAAGGATCAACATTCGGTCGTTGTACCATTGGGTACTCATCATGCCTGTACCCGAAAATGTGCCAGCAGGCGCTACATTTCCTTTTGTACCCGCAATAATGTCGTAATACTGTGCTGATCCGTCTGATAAAAACGCTACAACATAATCTTTAACCCCAATATTAATTGTAGTTAAATAAGTGACCGTATTGCTAAAAGTAACCGCTACATTGGCAACCGTTACATTGGAATAAGTCGGCACAATTTTTAAGTTGGCATAGCCTACCGGTTGGGCATTCTCAACCCACGAAAACTCGTCTTTACCGATAGCTGTTCGGTTGGCTTTGGTGTTGAGTCCTTTAAACTCTTTGACAACTTCGTAGGACTTTTTTTGTTCGGCTGCGGCCATTACAACATCCCACTATAAACACTAGGAATCCTTCTCGTAAATGTCGTATTAAGAACCGAGGTAGCTTGTTTAAGGTACTCTTGTTTAAAGATTTCGGATTCTCCAAAACTTTGTTCATAAAACTTGGCTAGATACGCAGCATAAAATTTGACGCAACTTGTGTACGGATCGGTAATTGTATCCGTGGTGCTTGAACTTGATAACACCAAAGGATTAGGTAAAACCACGCAATCTAACTCAACTTGATAAATTTGATCGGGCACTGGTCCAACATAAATTTGACCTTGGCCATAGATACTAAAAGCAAGCGGTCTGCCAATGTAATTTTGCCAAAAACGCAAACGAGTATTAAAGTCTGACCAGGCTAAATAATCCATCGGCACTCTGGTATTGCCCCAATACAAGTTCATGTTGATGATGTCTAAGACTGTATTGCCAGAACTTGGCGATAGCGGACTAGAACCCATCAGATTGGTGAGTGCTGCATAGCTAATGGTTTCGCAATTACCGACATAAGTTAACCCTGCCGTACCATTGGTAAATTGAGTTGTTGGTGGGTAATTGCTGTAATTGTTGGCACTGCCGTCTGGATACGGGGGCGCGGTATCACTGGTCGTTCCAGCCGTAGTGACTTGGTAAATAAAAATATTACTAAAGATAAAACTGTTTAAAGTAACTGCTGTGTTTGCTGCCCAAGCGGTTGGGTATGCTGGAGTAGCGCCATTTAATACTGCGCTAGGGGCTACTTGACACGGTGTTTGGGTAACAACGATTTCACGCAAGCAACCGGTATCACGAACAACCCGATCCCGAGCACTGTTAATGTAATCGGTTAATTGGTTGTCTGTGTAAAAGTTTGCATTTGCATCATGGAGTAAATATCGGACATCCGTAATGTAAGATGACAGAGTTGCCATTTAATCTCCATAGATCATGCTGCCACCGAAAGGATTTTTCCCCCACCCCGCTTGGAAGCAGGGAGAGGTACTCTTTCCACCAACGGGGATAACGATTGGTTCTTTCTAGGGGGTTGATCGGAAAATTCCCATTCAGATAATTTTTTTATTCCATCTGATAATTCATTGTGGGTTTTAATCCAACCAAGCCGAGCCAAATACGGTTCTTTATTGGTATCTCCGTAACCAAATATGTGTTTTACAACCTCCTCTGGAACTTCGACTGTAGAGCCAGGTTTAAAGTCATAAAACACACCAGCGAAGCCATCTCTAAGGTCTTGCTGTGATTTATTGGTTACGAAGATATTAGCCATTAAAAACTCACTACATCACCATATACTGCAAAATTCACAGTATTTGAATTGCCTGAAGCGGTATTAACATTGACAAACAAGACTGAGGTGGTAGATCCAGATACAGCAGTATTAGCGCTGTACGGAGCTGCGATTGCTAAGTCTTGGTAACGGCCAGCTGCTGTCAAATTACTGAGTACCACATTAGCTACAACGGCATTAGAAATGTTGCCGTCATTGCTTGTTGTAATCGAAATATTGGCAAGTGAAATGTTACCTGTAGGGCTAGTAGCAACAATTCTACGAAGAATAATACTTCCCGAATTTCCTACTGCTCCACCGTTTGTTAAACCACCACCCAATAAAGGCATTTCAACGCTAGTGACAACTCCATTACCTGTAGTATTTATTAATTGTGCTACAGCAATCGCGACACGCGCATTACCAAAACTATCAAGGTAAAGAGTACCTACTGCATTTGAATTAGCCATTACCGTTCTCCTTAAACATTAAAAGTGCCAGAAACATCTTGGCCACCATTTACAGTAATAAGTTGAACATTAGCATTGGTTGTTGCCAATAAGCGCACACTTACATTGTCAGAAATAACTAAACCACCGGAATTAGTGGAATACACATTGGAGAATGTTGCCACATTAGTTGAGGTGTTAAAGTTTGACATCGCTTGAATTACCACATTGGCCGTACCAAACACATAGTAAGTTCCAGCAGGAATCACATTACCAGCCGTAGTTGCTGAAATGTTAGCTACCCCTTGAAAATACGCACCAGCTGTGTTTGCATTTGCTGTTGCAATCAGGATCTTATTTAAAGCAAGTGCCATGGTTAGTTCTCCTTATATTGAAATAGAGTTGTAACCAGATACACGGGTCATTGACTTTGGCTTGGTGCTCACTAATTCAGCGATCATCAAGACTGCGCCAACATAACCAATCTGCCAGTTTGGTAGAGTGCTTTCAAATCCAGTAAACACGAAGCTACCTTGGTCATGGATATACAAGCTCAAGTAGTTTGAGTTAATGAAATAGACAGTACCCTCTGGGCAATAAGGATCTGGATAAATAGGTACACCGGCAACCATCAAAGCACGAAAAGCTGCTTGTGGACCATTGGAGTCACCATCAAAACCGTTTCCTGGTGTAATAACATACTGCTCTTGACCAACATAGTCTTGAGCTAACAATGTCCAAGTACCAAATCCGCAAACACCAAAAGTGGGTACTTCTGCACCGTTTTTCACAGTTCCAGAAATATACTGAAGGACATTCTGACGAGTTGGGTTTACACCACCAGCAGCATACACTTTGGATTTCCACCAGGTGTAAGTGTTACGGTTGATGTTGCCGTAAGTTACAAGGTTTGTACCATCGTCAATTGCGCCTGGCAAACCAATAAACTGTTGAGTATTGGTTGTGTTGTTGTACAAGGCAGTTGCCATCGCATCCATCATCACATTGGTCGCATCATTCATACGAGCCTCAATGAGAGGAATAATTGCATAGTCTTGTTGAACTGCACCTTCCATACCGAGGAACGGCACGGGCGCGATCATCAGTTTCAAGTTGAATTCAGCGTTAAATGCACCTTGCTGAACAGACGGCTGGTTAAATGAACCAGAATAGTCAGACCATTGTGCGTTAACAAACTGTGCGCCTTGAACGGGTACGGTTACTTGAGATACACCACCTGAAGCCTGCTGACTGTTAGCAATCAACGCAGCCATCAAGGGTGTGCTGTTATAAATTTGTACGACAAGCTTGGGGATAAACGCTCTACGAG